AAAGTGCGGTCGCTATTTTGCTCCACTTTTTCTAAAAGTGGAATTAGAACCCAGGATTATATTCATTATCATCTCCTAAATGACACGTCTTAATACTAGCAACATTATTCTGTATTTTCAATGTATTTGCGCCACATTTACTATTAGGATCTTCTATTTTTCCCATTAATTTATCAATCTCTTCGATTTCTTTCAATACTTCATAATCAATAATTTCATCCAACTTTTTCATTTCATTCATATCTAAAACAACTTGAAATGCATTTGTTCCATACATTCCTTCTTGACCAACCATTACATTTGCTGAAACACCACGCATCATATCTAATTCACCGTGTCTTGCTGCTTTCAAAAACATTTCTGGGGTCTCTTCAAATGATGCTTTTGCAATTGGACCAATATTATCATTATTAATTCCGTGTCTAAAGATAGAGATCAGTTTATTTGTAAATGTCATTCTATCACATAATACAGACAAATGATGGAAATTTATATATGTTCCATCAAATTCAATCACTTCTACTAATTCATTATAAATTGTTTGTCTAGCAGCTTCAATACCAAATACATTAAATATTTCAATAATATCATTACTAAATGTTCTATTTGGATCAATATAATCAAGTGCCAATACATCTAATATATTTGTTCCAACTGTGTCTAGCACCCAAATATCTTGCTTTTTATATGAACCCGATTCTTCAACTACATTATCTTTAATCTTTCGTAAAATAACCTTCTTGATATCTTTTACACCACGAATAATTATATTATTTAATAATTGATCTTGGAAATTTTTCAATATATATATTTGATCTGATTGATCTAATGGATGCACTTTAATTTTCTTTGGACCTTTTGTTCCAGTTTTAATCACATTATTCATTCTAATTCTAAATACTAATTTGTCCGCATTATAATCTGAATATACACACGTAATTTCATCTCCATAACTATTTTTCAAAGTGAAATTAATATCATCCATTGAAATATTTTTCTCCAACATTACTTCTGCATCCATTTCCATACGAATAATCCATTTTGATTTCTCATTTTGTTCATCTGTTGGTGCAGCGGCAACAGTTCCTGTGCATTCATCCATCATTGTTTCGAATGCTTGATATTGTAACATTGTTGCTTCATCATCTTGGATCATTGTATTCATATTATCTGGATCAAAACAGATCTCGATTGATTTAATAATTTCATCCATTTTTGTATGCTCCAACATATACATAATAGATTGCGCTTTTTCCTTATTCGTTTCGTCTTCCTTTTTCAAAAATACAGTTAATGATGGATTTTTGGGTTCCGATGACAAACTTAATATTTCTTCAATTCTTGGCACACCACGGGTGACGTTAGATTTAGAGGCAACTCCAGCAAAATGAAATGTATCGGATAATGCAAGTCCATTATAAATATTAAAATTTCTTGTATCTGCAATTGTTAAATCATATGCATAATTGGTGGTATTTGAAATTTCTTCAATACTTTTAATCTTATCAAAAATTAAATTAGAATATTTATTAGGACTTCTATCTTCAAAAACTATTTTTCCATCAATTTCATTAGGAATAAGTGTTGCATTTTTATGTATTTTATAAGTATAATTATGTTCCATTATACCTTTTAAATTTTCTTGTTTATAACCAATTTTCATATTTAACATTGATGCCAATTGTTTTGTCTGTTCACCTGTAATATTTAAAGTATATAATTGTTTAATATCTAATGATCCTCTATTATTTGTTTCTATTTTTTTAGGTTTTCCAATAAAACTATAAATTTCTAAATTATTTAATATTTGTTGCACATCAATTAGCATTTCTTTTGAAACAGATGAAATTATAATTGTATCTGCTTTTTTATCTATTGATCCATCTCCTCCAATATAAGCATCTATAAATCCGTGCAAACATTCTTTATTTGAAAATACAATCTTATCCGAAATAAACTTATTATGACTTAGATTTCCAACTAATTTTTCTAATATTCTACATAATACGGTATTATAAATTCTCAAATCTTGACTTGTCCATCCTTCTTCATTCTTATCTTCATGTTTATATATTTTTGTAGTAATATTCCATTGTTTGCATAATTCCAAAATAGGAGCAAAATATGCTGTATCATTATTTGCAATACTAATTTGAAACTTTGTCGTGCATCCTTCTGCTGCATATGCACCAATAAAATAACCAAAATTATAATCTAATGGAATGTTATCTGGAATTTGATAATCATTCATATTTGTTTGCATCATATATACACATCCAGGTTCAAATCCAGTTTTTGTTTTACATCCATGTCTCAACTTTTCACTAACTTTGGCAACAAAAGAGTCACTTCGTTTATATGGCAAAGTAAATGTTTTATTTTGATGTTTAGTCCACCATCTATATTCATGCATTACTTCTTTAGCTTTCTCTATTTCAGTTGAATAAATATATTCTGTAGGTGGTAATACAGTTTTCAAATCTAGTATTTTATTTTCAGCAAATGTGATTGGTAGAATAGATACTGGTAAATAATCACCTACTTTTACAGTATCTCCATCTACAGTAATAATTTTTCCATTAACTAATTTTAATAAAGATTTTGCTTTTGTCACAATGACTTCACGCTCTTCTTTTGTCGTTACCTTTAACATTGTATTTGACCCATCCTTATTAATAACTGGATGTCGTGTTACTGCTTCAATTTGTTTCCAAACAATTTCTCCATTTTCTGCGCAACTTGGGATTTCATAAAAGTTGTCTACTTCTGAATATGTTGTATCCTTATCTTTATAATACTCTGTCTTTGTTGCCACTTTAATTTTATTTTCAATAAAATCTCCAATTTGATGTTTTGTAATTTGACCTGCGTGATCACGGACTATAATTTCAGTTTCATAAGTGACCGAGTTTAATGTATTATGAACTATCACACCATAATCAGTCATAAAAGTTTGATTCCCTGGAACAGTAAAATCATAGACCATTTCTGTCTGATCGGGACTGTAAATTTCAATATCCACTATTTCATCCCAAATGACAGACGAATCCGCTGCTTGTTTTAATATATCCAATTCTGGTTTAATCATTGCTGCAGATTCATGTGCTGAAAAGATCTCAATATATTTTTGTAAAGTTCTTCTGCCAATGGATTCTTTCTTCGCCCATCTACCATATGTAGCACTTTGTCTAGGTAAAACCAATACTTTTCCACATCTTGCAATGACATCTCCTAATCCTGGAATTTTATCAATCTCATCTGACAAATCGTGAGCGTCATCTCTCAAAGTATAGGAAATAATTTCATCCAACTTTTCTTGATGAATTTGTGATCCAATTTGCTTTTTATAGGAAGCAGCATATTTGGAGGAAATTGCTAAATTATATATATTTGAACCTCTAGTAAAATTTGGTTTAATAGATCCAAAAATATCAAAATAGTTGAGAAGTAATGCCATATCTTTAATCATTTGTTCTGATCTACTGCATACACGAATTTGATGATGACCTTTATCATTTTGGAAATTTCCATCTCCATCGAAGTAGCTCTGGATAAGACCCGCTTTAAATTCATTGGGAGCTAAGAATGCAAAGTCAGGAACGTGTTTCACGAAGGATCCATTGCCACAGGTTTGAAGCATAAATTGAGCTAAAACTTGGCAGGAAAATCTGGTAACTGTGCTTGGTCCATATTCACATATTCTATCATATTGTTTTGCTTCTCTATTAAATCTTGCCGCAAATTGTTTTGTATTTTCAATAAAATAGGGCGATATGTTGGTGATGTTAATAGTTCCATTAGTTTCTTGTGTTCCTGTTTTTTTATTTAAATTTCCTTCTGCCAAATAAGCACCAATAAACCATCCAAATAAATAATCAAGTTGATATGTTTTCTCTCCAATTTCAACTGTATCTTTTATAAATGCATTATCAATATGTTTTGCAACTGGAATACGCATTCCTTTAATCATATCAGCGCCAACTATTGGCATAACTTTTTGATCTTTTCTAATTAAATGTGAGTGACTAGTTGTAGTATGTACTATTCTTCCACTTTTAGTAACAACTTTCATCATTTCGCCATTCACTAGATGACGACTTACATGTGATATTTTATTCCAATGGGTTTGTTCTTTTTCATCTACTCCTACAATATAATATTCATCATCCAATGTTTCCAATAATGTTTCAACACTGTTAGCGTGTCCAGTGTTAAATGTATATTCCGGTAATTGAGAAATAAGATCATCGCATAGTTTACCAATTTCTCCTGAGAGCATATTTATATTTCCACTTTTCTTGTTAATTTTTACACACCTAATATGCTCACAACTCCAGGCAGACATTTGCGTGGTAGGCTCCCCAATGCTCTGCGCGGCGATCATTCCAACCATCTCACCAGGATTGACAATAGCTCGCTTATAGGTTAAACTAATCGTATCCAATAAGATCTTCAAAGCAGCACAATTAAATCGTTTGACATAGAGTAATTCTTTTGGAGACAAATAGTAGTAAAATAGTGTTTTGAAAAGTCGAGTTGGAACAGCGCAACGAATTTTCTCCAAATTGGCATAACAATTTTCAATCAAATCAAATGCTTCAAGAGGAGTAATATCCACAATAGAACTGGAATTAATATTTTGCTGTCCTTGAACATTATTGATGATATGCATAAATGCAACTGGACAGTTCACCACACTTCCATCTTTATTCTTGAATACATTTTTCACAATATCATCACGATTTTGGATCATCATATCAGTATATTCTTTGCATTTTACTTCATATTCAGGCAATTGTTTTTTGAATCGTGTCATTGTATTTTTCAAGAGCAAATTTGCTAATACTTTTGTTTTCCCATTTTCTTCAGGGAAACTATAGTGAGCATAAATATCTTGAATACTCATTCCAACTATAGGCATATTTTGATTTTCTACTTTAATTGGATCAATACCATCATCGCCATATGTAAATTGAACAACTTTATTTTTATTTGTTCTTAAAGTCATATCATAATTAACCATTAAATCTTCTAATCCTTTAATTAATCGGCGCTGAATATATCCTGTTGTGCTAGTATCGCGCACTTGTAGACCATTTGCTAATCCAAAATTAAGGGTAGATGGAATAGTTAAATCATACACCTTTGGATATTTTTCAATAACAATATGATTAGGAATAATATTAATTTCAACAATTTTATCTAATACCACATCATTATATGTATCAAAATTACGATGTGATTCTGACCATTTAATAGACTTCAGTTTACTTTGTTTATTTTCTTCTAAAAATGATACTTTCTCTGCAAATATTTGTCCCCATTGCGCTCTTACTGAAAATCTATATGTTGGTTTAATATTTTGTGTACCAAAGTTATTTGATTTTAATTGAGATTTAAATACTTTTCCAAATACTCCAATTCTAGAACATAACATAGAGATTCCTTCAATAAGTCGTTTAGATGCAGATCCAACTTCAACTGAATTTTTACTAACAGTTCCATCTCCTGAGAAATAACCATTTAATAATCCAATAATAAAACATTCTGGTGCAATAAATGCTTCACTAGGAACATATTTATTTGCTGCACCGTGTCCAACTAATTTTGTTAAGAATGTTGATAATATAGATGAATTACCAATAATACTTGTGCTAGTTCCACCAATATTATTAATTCTAGATCTTTCAGTATATTCAATAGAATATTTATCAAACCAATATTTTACAAATGATTTTATATTTTCATTATTATTTGAAATATTTACTGTATTTTTATGAGCATTTCCTTCTGCTAAAAATAATCCAATGAAAATTCCATTTTCTTCATTTAGTTCAAACTTGTCTGGAATAGCAGTATCTTTACGATTTCCACTATAAGGATAAATAAATCCATCTTTAATATTAGATGTATTTGAACGAACATTTGTTCTTTGAAGTGATGCTTTTTTAGTGTATGGAAGAGTAAAAGTAGACCCATTATTTTCATCCCACCATCCAGCAGGTATTCTTGCACGATTAGACATTGATTCTTCCATCATTTGTATAGCCATATTAAAATCTGTTCCATAAACAAATTCATTCTTTGAAAGATATTCTGTCATATTAATATGATCCACAAGTACTGGTGGTTGACATAATTTTTCAGTAACTGGAACACAATCACCTACTTTAATATCTGGTGTTAACATTTCTTTTAATTTTTTAGTTTCTGGATTCCAAATTAATAATGATTTACTTTCTGTTACAATAACACTTCTACCTCCACATGTTTTAATTTCATATAATTCTTCACCTGGATCGTGTCTTGTAATTGCAGTAACTTCACCCCAGGTAACTTGACCATTTTCATCTGTTGTTGGAATATAAACATCACCATTTTTAATATTTAATAATTCCATTTGTCTATCTGTAAAATGTTGAATATTTGAAGTATTTATTTTATCATCTAATTGTCTATCAATCCATCGTCCAATTTCAGTATATTTTGCTTGTTCATTTTCAATAATAATAATAGGTGTTTCCCATGTTACACTTTTTACTGCAGTATCAATAAGACCAACACGACCACCCATTGCGTGAAAGAACAATTCTTGAGGAGAAAGCCCATTAATATAAGAACTTTCAACAAATCCACGAGCAACTGGCGAGTCATCAAATTTAGTAAAGTGAGGTAATGTGCGATCTGCAAATCCATATGGAATACGTTTTCCATCTACATTCTGTTGTCCTAATGCACTGACCATAAAGGAAATATTTAGATCTGAACCTTTAGACCCTGCATTGACCATAATAACAAATCGGTTATCCTTTCCTAAACTTTTCAATCCTTCTTTACCTGCTTCATTTGTAGCTTGATTTAAAATATTATTCACTTGTGACTCAAATTCTTCTTCATTTGTTTTTCCAGTATTATTTTCAAAGACACCAATTTGCACTTGATCAATCAAATTTTTCACATCATTTTTCTTTTCAGTAATGATTTTAACAATAGCGGTATTGGTTGCCTCATTTGAAATTAAATCACTAATACCAACACTATACGAGGCGGTCTTCAAATAAGTTGTCACAATATTTTGAATATCATCAATAAAATCAGCGCAAGCCATATTTCCAAAATCATTGCAAATTCGGTGAATTAATCCTTTTGATCCTGCACCAAGCACATCTTTTTCCATTTGTCCGCGAATATATGTTCCATTTTTGATTTCCAAAATGTTATTTGAATTTGCTTTATCTTTCTCATCTTCTGTGCCAAATAATTTTGTCTTGTAATTTAATGTGAGTGGTGGCAATATTTGTGTCAATAAATCAAAATTTGTAATTATATCTTTTCTCAATGCATGTTCATTGACACGCTTAAACATCATCAGTAAATTCATTGCATCTCTTTGTGTAAATGCAACATTCTTTTTGCTGAATAAATATGCTCCAAGTAACGAGTCTTGATACATTCCAATAATTGCTTTGTTATTTGCAGGACTTATTATTTGGAATGGAACTGCTGCTAAATTTTTAAGCTCCGAGTCGGATTCCGCATCTTGCGGCATATGTAAATTCATCTCCATGAATTTCCTAAAGTTTCCAGTAGGAGTAGACTATACCTTATGCCTTATCAGGTTGATTAGACCATCATTTAAGACCCATAACCGTCTAGTCGTTGAACCTTCTCCATTCTCTATCATAACGAGGTTAGGAGCTTGGCTGCGGATTACCCATTTTTATCCTTTTCAGGACTACATCCTTTTCAGGATGAATCAATCACTTTTTTACCATTGGGTTCGGCAATTAACCGAGTTCCTCTAATATTTTTCAACATTAGAGTGGTAGTGATAGCTTTAGGGAGTTCCCGCAATTTGGTCATGTTGCCAAATCATTCTTTAATTTTGTTATAAAATTAATTGCACTTTGTTTACTTTCTTCTAATGGACTATGAACTCCACCAAAATCTGCTTTACATCTATCAATATAAACGTACCAACCATATTGCGAATTATGTTTATTTAAAGGTTTAATATATTTTTCAATATCATTGTCAATACTGATTATATTTTTAAACCTTTCATATTTTTTTTCTTTAAAATAATTTATTACACCAGTAGATACACGTTTTTTGCTTTCATCACTATGAGTAAATGTTTTACCTCCTTTTTTAAGGTTAAAACCATTTGGAAATAAACTATTTAATTCATTAATATAGAATATTTCCCTCTCATCCGCAAGAGAACTTTCACAACATTCTATTAATTCAACTACAAAATCTATAACACCATATTTTCTAATGGCATTATTTAAATAATGTGATTGATTTTTTTTTGTTGAGAATGCTTCTGAAATGTGACATTTAAATCTGCCTTCGTGTCCATAAGGTCTATATCTTTTATGATTTAATATATGAGAAACCGCTTGTCCTACATATATTTTACCACTAGTAAGATGTATTATTTTATATATTTCGCAATATCTTTTAGTTGGTTCGTCTAAAATTATTTTTGATAGTTCTAAACATTTTGATGGATCCATTTATTATAATAGAATATAATATTTTTAAGTGCTTTTTAAAAAGAATAATTTAACTAGGGAGTAACACGCTTTTCACGCTCCCTGTTGGTGACAAGATGTTTACATTACATTTGTTTATCGCCATCAAACGGTGGCTCCCTAAGGTTTCCCAGAGGGCCGGACTGTATCTTAAGCAAACTCAGGATAGCTACTCCTTCATTGTTCACCAACACCCGTTCAGTCTCTGAATGCCTTCCATAGTCTGCTAAACGACATTAGGAAGTAACACTGCTGATTACCCAATCCTTTACATTATAACCATCGGGGTCGGCAATTAACCGAGATCCTCTTAATACCTTTCGATATTTAGAGTGGTAGTAAAGGCTCTAAGGGACTTCCAGCAACAAGGTGTTTCGCAAATAAATCAATAAATATTTTAGGAAATTCTATATTATTTTCTGTATGGTATTCTGTTAAATATTTCAAATGTTGTTCAATCTGTGGTTTTATTATTTTACAATTTTTTGATAAGTTTTCTTTTGCTGCTAAAGGCATAGTATTTCTCCAATTAAATGCAATCATTTGTTCATCTATGTTTTCTAAATCAAAATGTGATAATGGGATTACATGGTCTATATGCCATTCAGTGCCACGATTATCAAGTGTATAGTTTTCATTATAATTTAAAATCCATTGTAAATAAAATGGTGAAGAGCAACCAAGATATTCAATTGTATGTAGTTTTTTGGTAATTAATGCTGACCATATTCTAGCACGTACTACTCTTTTAAACTTTGCAATTGGTTCATCTCTTTCACAATTTCTACATTTTAACCTATTATGACGAAATTTACACTTATTTTTAATTGTAGAACATATACTACATTTTTTGTTATCTTCACCAATCTCTTCTAATTTCTTTTGTTGTCTTTCAACAACTTTGTTATGTTTAAAGTCAGATGCTTGTTTAATAATTTTGAGTCGAAGTTCATCATTTGTATGATATTTATTTCTTCGATTTGAATTATTACAATCTTTGCATATAACTCTATTTTTAACAATATCAGATAGAGATTTGAGTTGATTACATGTATTGCATTTTTGAGTAACTTCAGCTTTATTATCAACAGTTATTTCAATAGTTTCATTTAAAACTATATTATTAACTTTGTTGTAATTTGCTCTAGCATTTGCATTGTGACATACTTTGCAAATATTTCTATTTTTTATAAACTTATTATTTTCTTTTATTTCACCACATTTTGAACAACATTTGACATTTTCATTGTTTGTATCCATTACATACTATATAGTTTATTCTTTATATCATTTCCTAAATATATTAATTTATTCACTATGGGGTTTCACGCTTTTAACGCCCCATGTTGCCAACGTTGATACGATATTACATCACAAAAATTTCATCGGCATTATAAGGTTTTGTTGGTACCATCCCAATAGTTTCCTAAAGGGCCGGACTGTATCTTAAGCAAACTCAGGTTAGTTACTCCTTCATTGTTCACCAATACCCGTTCAGTCTCTGAATGCCTTCCATAGTCTACTATAACGACATTAGGAAGTAACACTGCTGATTACCCGTTTTATCCTTTTCAGGATTCATCAATTACATTATGACCATTGGGGTCGGTTATTAACCGAGTTCCTCTTAATACCTTTCGGTATCAGAGTGGTAGTAATTGCTTTGGGGACTTCCAGCATCAAGGTATTTCGCAAATCCAAGTAAAAACTTAGATTCACTAGAGGGTAACACGCTTTTAACGCCCCCTGTTGCCAACACAAAGTCTATCGGCTACATTCATTCTAAACGTATCCCCTTTTTTCATAATCCTGGCGATGTGACACATCATCGACATTCTGTGCAAAGTAGGTTGTCTATTGAAGAGAATTGGATCACCGTCCATCATATGTCTATGAACAGTATCTCCATCTTCCAAGATAATAGATTTTCGATCACAATATCTAAGTGTAATAGACTGCCCATTTCGTTTCTCCAAAATCTTTGCACCAGGCCATTCATCAGGACCATTTAATACTAATTTAGTCAAGAATGCTTTATTCACAGCATTTACGAGAACCGGTTTTGTAATATTTTTAGCAATCTTCAACGGAATACCAAGTTCGCGAATAGAAATGTTAGGATCAGCAGTAATAACAGAACGAGCACTAAAATCAACACGTTTTGCCATTAAATTACCACGCATACGACCACCTTTTCCATTTAATCTATCTTTAATAGATTTCAATGGACGTCCAGATCGTTGAGCATTAGAAGCAACGCCAGGCAATTTATTATCAATTTGAGTTGCTACAAAGTATTGCAAAACGGAAGTCCAATCATCAATAATATTAGCAGGAGCATTGTTCTTAATTTTTTCCAGCAATGTTTTATTAGTTTTAATAATACTAACTAAAATATGACTGAGATCATCTTCAGATCGTTGTTGAGCGTCGTGTTTTACAGAAGGACGTACAGCAGGAGGTGGAACAGCCATAACTTGACAAATCATCCAATCAGGTCTTGACCAAGTAGGTGAAAATCCCATAAAATTAACATCTTCATCTGATATACGTTTACATATTTTTAATACCATTTCAGGAGTAAGTTTAATAACAATATTAGCTGCAGCATCTGTAGCAGTTCCAGGAGCATCATCCCCTGTAGCAGCAGTAGCAGATCCACTACTACTATTTTTCCATTCAGCAAATATTGTTGCTAATCCTTCAGTTCTAATTTTTGTAGGTTGTAAACATCCACAACCATCATCAGTATCTTCACCACAACGTTTAACTTTACCTGAAATTAAAGCAAATACATATTTCCAACGAGCTTCACCAACTAATTTTAAAGCTTGATTATATTTCTCTTTGCTGATTAATAATTTGCTACATTTAAAACAAACACATCGCAAAATTTTTAATAATGTGCTTAAATATTGAATATAAAATACTGGACGAGCTAATTCAATATGACCAAAATAACCAGGAGTTTGCATATAATCTAACCCATCGGTAGGACAAATTAGACCAGGTTCTAAAACACCCATTCTAGGGTCAAATAGACCACCAATAATTGGTTTATTATTGACATAAGTATCTCGACTGGTAATTTCAGCAACAGAACTTTTTCGTATTTCTTCTGGAGATAAAATACTAAATTGTATGCCTACAATTTTTGAAACATTATTATTAACACTGAGTTTGTTATTTCTTGACATTCTTCTTATATTACTATAATAATATTTAGATTGTTTAAAATCAATTTTTTATATATATAAAAATTGATTTGGATTTAAAATTAAAATTCTATATTATAATAAGCAAATATGTCATCAATTAAAGAACAAAATAAATCATCAACCAAAAATAATAATAATAATAAGAAGAAGGTATCAGAACCTAAACGAAATAAAAAATGTCATCAAGAATCTGATTCGGATTCAGATGATAGTTTTATTAGTGAAAATGATAGTGAAATGGATTCACACGAGTATAGAAAATTTGTATCAAAAATATTTCCATCTAAACATATGGATAAAAAGATTAAAGCAGGAGAAAAATTAAAGAAGGTATTAAAGGAAGATAAAAATAAAAAGAGTAAAAATATAAAAGAAAATATAAAAGAAGATAAGCAAAAATCTAATAAGAAAAAACAAATAATAGAATCGGAAGAGGAATTGGAAGATGAAGATTCTGATAGTAATTATGTAACTGAATCATCCGAAGAATCGGAAAATGAAGAGGAAGAGGAAGAATCAGAATATGAAACTACAGAATCAAGTGATCAGGATGAAGAGGAAGAAGAGGAGGAAGAGGAAGAAGAGGAAGAAGAGGAAGAAGAGGAGGAACCAGTTAAATCAACTAAAGGAATTAAAGAAAATAAATTTAATATTATATTTACAATTGGTGATAAATGCGCAGAAGAAGAAGATTGGACAGATGATTATGATGAAGAAAATGAATCAGAAGAAACTGAAACTGAAGATGAAGATGAATCAGTTTCATCAATAGAAGAAGAGAAGAAAGAAAATAAGAAGAAAGAAAATAAGAAGAAAGAAAATAAGAAGAAAGAAAATAAGAAGAAAGAAAATAAAAAAGAAGAAG